CCCCATAGAAGAAAGCGTTCTTTAAAGCGGTGTCCACATGGCGCATGATCTCAGGCGGTAAGGTGCAGATGTATTCCCAATCATCGGACACATCTACGACACGCACCTGTTCACACTCAACCATGCTCGGCTGTAAAGAACCCCAAGTGACAGCCACATGGGTCGGCAGTTCGAGCCACTTGATTTTAGTGGTCAGGGGAACGACAATGCTGGTGGAAGAAAACTGATTGCCGACATTGTTTTGCACAACCACCCACGGACGCTTACCGGCCTGAATATGACTGTTGGCAAGCATGGGAACATCAATGACAACAACATCGCCACGCTGATAAGGTTTCATAATTACCTCCTGTATCTGGTCACGCTGTTAACAATCAACTCGACCTCGGACTGAGGGAGCGGCGGCTTGCAAGCCTGTTGATTGGCGTATAACAGCTCTTTGTAAATCTCTGCTTTGGTGTATCCTTGGTTATGGAGCTGACCCGCCAGAGAAGTCAGGCTGAGGTTCCGGCTTCCCGGTGTGATAGGCGGGTATTCAGGCTTCAAATGCAGCTTGCCGTTTTCAGGGCGGCGATAGATGGGAGAATAGATACGCTGAGGGGCGACCGTACCTGAGCTACTTTCTTTCGGTGTGTCGGGAAAATACTTCTCGATCACATAGTCAATCGCTGACTGGTTTTCAACGATCTCGGAAAAGATCAAAACCTCGCCGGTCATGATGAAGTACCGATTGCTCTTGTAAATCTCCACGGCGGCACGGTTGTTCTTGCCCTTGAAGGGCAGCTCACCACGAACGAGAATATGAACCCCTCTCCCGCTTCTGGACTTTTCCGTGTAAGACTGACAATGACCGATAATGTCAGCCGCCAGCGGGTTTAGAAGCCCATCAGTAAAGCCATTATCAATGTCGATACCTACAACCCCTGTATCGTGAAACACATAGCCAAGACCGTCATAGTAGCCGTGCTGGACATTGTGTTCAGCGTCAATGTAATTTGACCATGTGTCCGGGTTAGAGGAAGAAGCCGCCTTTCTGACGGTGGCCTGCATGGGAATCTTTGACCCTTCCCATACATTGACCCATGCCTTTTCCTCTCGGAGTTCAGCGGGTATATTCAAATAGCTCATAGGCTTACCTCAGCTTTCATACGGACTCGGTAAAGACCAGTCCCATCTATCGCCGCCACGGTAGGCGTTGCGGAAGTGGTTTCTCTTGCCATCGCCAGAGAACCATAGGTAATCCGCAGGAAGGACACGACCGACCTCAACCTGACCTTCTCTCTCTGCATACCAGCGGGTCAGTACATCTATACAGAGAGTAATCAAACCATCATCGACCGGGTTTTCCTCGTTGTACCCTACAAATTGTTTAGGTGTAGTCACGACCGTTATAATGTCGCCGTAGCCGTGATCGACACGGTTGAGCGCACACCACACACAAGCGGCTTTCTCAGCGTCAGAGCTGACCCCTCTGGCTTCTCCCCATAGCATTTTCGCCAGTACAATCACTTCCTCGTCTGTCCACGGCTGAGGTGTCACCTCCGGCTCTGGCTCCGGGGTGACTACCTCTACCACCTCGACAACGGGAGAAGGTTTTTTCGACCTCAACCGTGGGTAATTTCAGACAAAGGACTGCGACAATGGTGACGAACCACAGGAAGATTGAAAATCTCAGCCCCCGCAAGGGGTCTTAGACTTGCTGGACTTGGGCGTTGTCGAGGTTCCAGCAAAATAGAACTTGCCATCTACGCAGATGGGGAAATCGGGAAAGAGCTTGCTGGCGGTCTGTGTTCCACGGGAACAAATCTGCTCTGCCGCCGCCAGCGACATTTCATCTTTCACGAAGTCCTTTCCAGCAGCCATGATGTACGGCACTTTACCGTTAATGCTTTTCAGTTTCATCGGGTTCTTTCCTTTCTTTATTCCATGCTTCAACATCAACGCCGATACGCTTCAACATTTCTTTGCAGAGCCATGTGTAATCGTCCGGCATTTGATAATACTGGATAAGGCGGTCATGCTCGGCAGAGAAAGCGTCATAGAACTTCCGCAGGCGCTTCTTGCCGAAACCAAGGTGAACATGGAGGGTATAAAGCACCATAGCGTCAATGTCATCGGCGTAGCGCCTGTCGGCTTCCACGATCTGGCGATTGATTTCCATGTCCATCGCTTTCTTCTCGGCGGCACTCAGAACCGCACCAAATATCTTGCCGCCAGCTTTCTTAATTCTCATACCTCAATGTCCTCGAAGAAGACGGGATAGGTCTGTTTTAGCAGGGTCAGAAGCATATTGGCAACGATCCGCATATCAGGGTGAGCCGCTACGGGGCAGCGCATACGGCAGAAGTGCCGCCATTCTCTGAGGTCGGCGGTCATGACCACCTCGGTTTTCAAACTGTTCGGAAGGACAGATCGAGCTTCCTGCGGGGTGCAGCCCTCATTCAGCAGATCGAAGTAGGCAAGCTCGGCGTTCTCGCACGACCGCTTCCAGATGTGGTAGGTTGAGTCGGTCTTGGCGAAGGTAGAGGGACGAATGACGGTGATCTCGCCACCGAAGCCCTCCTTACCGTAGTTGCAGTACCGAGTGGACTCCTGACAGAACGCCGCCAGACGGTGACGGACGATCTCATGGCTCACACCCCGGTCGCAGATGAAGCGAACGGTAAGAGCGCCATGCTCAATGACGGCTTCGTGACCTTGCTTGATAATGCCCCGGACGAACTTCTCTGCACTTCCGTCCGTGATTTTGTCCTCGGACTTGTAACAAGTCCTACCAGCAGCTTCGATGGTGGTCAGAAGGGTCTTATATTCGGGAGCGTTGATAAGCTCCACAGAAGGTTCACTGATTTTCACTTTCAGACTCCCTTTCATACCAAGGTTTGAAGTTGATAATCTGTTCGTGGAGGTGGTTTGCTCTGCCATCGAAACAGATTGTACGGTCATCGACATGAACGATGGAGGGAACTTTTCTTGCTTGAATTTGCACCATAGGAAATCCGTAGTGTTTCAACCATTCAGCAATCGCCGTCTGCCCCTCAAAGGACTCCGCACGAGAAGAACAGATGACCACACATAAACCATCGCTTATGAGTTGTTCAATGACCTCTTTAATCCCTTCTACGGGAGGGTCGGGGATAACAGCGGCACCCTTCCACCCGCTTCGGTAGGAATGAATTACACCATCGAAATCGAAAGAAACTGTTGGAATATACATACTTCACACCCCCGCAACATGGCTTGCCAGCATATCGGCTTGGTGTGTCCACAGCACATTCGGGTACTGGCTGACTGCTCTGGTGTAGTCATTCCACTCAGACTTGTCGGTGAAAGCGCCCATGTGATAGCGGATACACATGATTTCTTCATCAGTCAGTGTGTAGAACTGAGAGAGAAGCATGACGGACTTATCGCCGTGACCTTTCAGAAGGGTGTCGGGGTTGTACTCCCACGCCTGTTCGTCATAGATTGGTGTGCGCCCACCATTAAATTCTTCAATGTGGCCTGTTACCGGGTGGCGGTACTGGTCGATCTTACATAGGTCATGGAACATACCCACGATGAAGGGAGAACGAGCCTTGCGCCAGATCAGATGATTGGCCTGAGTGAGCGCCAGAAGGTACTCCGTAACCATGCGGGAGTGGTTCAGAAGACCGCCCTCGTAATTGCCGTGGTACTTGGTGGAAGCAGGGGCGGTGAAGAAGCCGTAAGCCATCAGGTACTCCATCATGTCATCGGAAACAACAGAGGTTCCGTCAGGCAGCTTCATGAAGTTCATGAAATCAGTCACTTCGGACTTGGAGAAGCAGTCAGGCATTTTCGTACTCCTTTCTGTGAATACTCTTTTCGCTGTCGAACCCGTCAGGGTAACGAGCCAGCAACTTATCGACATTGTGCTGTGCCACATATTCGAGGGTCACACCCAAGCCGGTCGCCAACTGTGCGGCATACCAGAGAACATCGCCCAACTCGTCAACCATCTTCATCGGGTCGAAGTCATGACCCTGAAACTCGGTCTTTTTCAGGATGTCAATGCACTCTCCGGCTTCGCCGTTCAGACCGTAACAGCCGTTGCGAACTTTATCCCACGAGGTCAGGTTGCCGGAAGTGCGCTCGGCGGCTTTCTGATAATCATTCAGCGTCATCGTCAGCAACCTCCATTTCCAGCACCGTCATAATGGCGTAGTTGGCGAGGTCAATCAGGGTGTCTCGGATAGACTCGTCATTGACCTTCTGCTCACAGCCACGAGAGAGAGTCTTGAAGCGGCTGAGTTTATCGCCCAAACGGATACGAGCCATCGCCATTCCTTCTTCAACGAAGGTCTGGTGGAAGCTGTCGCCGTAGTCATGGTTCTTCTGCTCATAGAGCTTGTTGATCTCCTTGCAGATTTCAGCGTGGCGCTGAACCTTGGAGAGCGAACAAATATAGGCTTCTGCCATTGTAGCTTATCCTCACTTTCAACACAGTTTTCCACAAACCATTGGCGAGGGAGAGCGTTTTATTTTAGCCCTCCCTCGCACTCGGTATCAGCCAAGGAGAGCTGCCAAATCCATCGGGGTCTTAGGAGCGACCTGAGAAGCCGCAGGAGCGGTTTTAGCAGCGGGGGCAGTAACCGTATTGCCAGCGCCAGCCCAGCCCTCAGAGGGGCGCTTATCGGCCAGACGGACGAAGGTAATGCTCTGTCCGGGCTTCTTCTTGTTCTCCTGAACATCATGTTCCACATCGCACTCAATGAAGTGACCAATCAGGTCGGTGTGGTCGATCTCGGTCAGGTCGAAGTTACCGAGGGCAGTCTTGGCGAAGTAGCTGAAAGCGTTGTATGCACCCTCGTTGGGAGAGCCATCGGATTTCAGCAGAGAGAAGCGCTCGATGTGCTTACTGCCGTTCTGCGTCTGCATATAGATTTCCAGCTTGCCGAAGTCTTCCTTGTACTTCACATCGGTAATCTGAAAGACATGAGTACCTTCGGGAATGAGGGTGAAACCCTCGGTGAGTCCGATTTTAGCCATTGTTTTTGTCCTCCTTCACGGTGTAGAAATTGAGCTGTTCTGTGTACTCGCAGGGGAAGATGATACCAACCAACCGGTCTTCGTCATCGGGGTACTTAGCGTACTGCTTGACCAGCAGGGCTTTCGGTACGCTCTTGTCGCTTTCCAGATCGTAAGCGTACAAGATTTCGCAGAAATCAGACTTCTCGATCAGCGACCAATCATCGTTGGTGATGGGAAGGGTCATGGTGCTGTCCTGCGTGGCGAAGATACGGACACAATCCTTGATTGCGCCGTCCGGCTCAGGCATTACCGCCTTGACCAACGTGGCGTACTCGGTGCAACCAACCTGAGAAATCAGGCGACCAATGCCATCAGGCATTTTCTCGTTGCTGTACCCGGTCACGCTGCGGATACCATCAGGAATGAGCATAAGTACGGACGGGGAAGCAAGCCAGCGTTCGTCCATGTACTCGTAGATAGCGCCGCCATCAGGGGCGAGGGACTTCACGAACTTGGAAAATTTCATAATTAAACCTCCGTTACTTTGTCATAGAATACGAAGATGGTGGACTGGTCAGAGTGAATATCACGAGCTGCTGTGAACAAAACCCCAACAAAATCGTCATCGGCATACTGGTCGAGAAGATTGAGCAAATCCTCTTTGCTCAATCTCTGCATACTCTGCGCCACTTCACGCACCTTCTTTCAAGGCTTTCGGGGAAATGCGGTAGCTGTCCTCGGTAGTCGTGTACTTCGCCAGAATACCGTCCGCTTTCATAGCGTCCTTGTCGATCTTCGTGGTGGAAGTACGGCTAACTTCCCAATTATAGGCAGAACCAGCGATAGACACCTTCTTGTCACCGTCACGGAACTGAGCGATTGCGGCTTTCTTAATCATGTCGGTCAAGACCTTGTACTGCTTTTCCATGTCCGGGATACCTTCATGAGCCAAAATCCGTTCCATGGTGTCTTTCAGGTCTTCGGCTTCCTTGACCAGTGCCGCCATGTCCGTTTCCGGGGACAGGTTGTTGGTGCGGAGGGCTTTCAGGATTTCAGCGTCCTTGCGCTCGTCAAAGGCGGGAGAAATGCCGCTCTCAACGAAGTCCTTCCACCATTTCAGGGCAGGCTTCACATACTTCTTCTCGAAGTCAGGATACCGCTCAGACACCTTGAAGGGACGGGTGATGGTATTCTCACCGCTGCACACGAACTTCTCAGGGGCATCGTAGTCCTTGGGTTCGAGGAAGGAAGCGACCATGATAACCTCGTCCACGCCGAGAAGGTAAGCGTACAACGCCGCCTGCAAAGCGTAATACTCAGGAATATCGTCCTTCCAGTCCTCGACACGCTTGGAAGTCTTCATTTCGAGGACGGTGGTGGGCTTACCATCTTTGCCATAGAGCAAGTAGTCCCACATACCGCCGAGAACGGGGCTTTCCCTAAAGAAGTCACCGTAGGTCTGACGGAAGTAGTCTTTGCCCCAAATGTCGGTCGGTGTGACCAGATTGCTCATGAAGTAGGTCTGCTTCATGTACTCAGCCTGCTTAGGCTCGATGGTCTTACCAGCGATGGTGTAGATCGTGTCCTCGAAAGGCTTCTGATAGGTGCGGGTCACTTCGCACCAAATCTCGAACGGTGTAGACCACGGGTTCAGACCGAGGATAGTGGCGAAGCGAGTACCGGTCAGCTTCTTCGGACGCTTGGGAGGGATAATCTGGATTTTGTTACCGTCAAGCCATTCCATTTTTGTCTACCTCCTTATAATTCACAAATTCATCAGCGGCACATTCCCGAACGGCAGTATCAGGATTGTTACCGTAGAGCTTACAGCAATCCGCTTCCAAGTCTGCATTGACGCACTTACGGCAATCAATTTCAATCATGCCTTAGCCCTCCTTCGCCGCCTTCATTTCGTAGCCAGCCAGCATATTGTTCACGCCCTCGATCAGAGCGTCACACTTGTCGGCTTCGATCTTGGAAAAACCCTCGGTCTTCATGGCGATGGTCTGCACGAACTGTTCCTGCTCTGCGTCAATATCCATGAGCTTTTTCAGCAGGCTTTTCAGCGTACTGACCTGTTCCACGGTAGCCGCACCAGCAGGAGCGCCGGTCAGTTCTTTCTTGATTTCCTGACGCTGTTCAGTGGTCACAGGGGGCTTCTTGGTAACGGCGGGGGC